GTACAATTGTAGCAGCCGATGTAGTCGCAATGGATTCATCACTTCCGCTTAAAAAACGTGATGCTATCGGTACTGCCGATGGTGAGATTACCAAATTAGGTATGAAAAAACAAATGTCAGAAAAACAACTTTCAGACATTGATATTTTGGTAAATAAGAAAGTTGAAAACAGAATCATTGTCGAAAAAATCTTCAATGATGCTATTTCTTGTACCATGGGTATCTTGGAGAAACTCGAATACATTTTCCTTACTTCATTGTCCAACGGTGTTGGATTAGTAGAAGATACTGAAAATGTTGGAACAGGAATTCGTATTGATTTTGGTTATAAAGATGCCAATAAATTTGGTGTTGTGAAACCTTGGTCAGACTCTACTTCTTTACCGTTAGACGACATCAAAAACGTATTAAAAGCAGCTAAAGCCGCAGGCGTTTCTCTTAAGTTTATGATGATGGATCAAAGCACTTTCGATAATCTTGCCGACAATGCACAAACCAAACAATACTTTGCATTTTCTCAAGGTTTTGTAGGTGCTAATATTCCGGTTCCAGATTTAGAAATGGTTAACGCTATGCTTTTGAAACGCTTCAAATTGACAATCGTTATTGTTGATAGAACTATCATTACAGAGCGTGACGGTGTGAGAACTGTTAAAACTCCTTGGGCTGCCAATAAAGTGATTTTCTTAGAAACTCAAAAAGTAGGTCGTTTGATGTATGGTATGTTAGCTGAAGAATCAAGACAATCTAAAGCTGCAACTTATACTAAAGCCGGAAGCTTCATTCTATTGAAAAAATGGTCTAGCGAAGAGCCTTTTGCAGAATTCACTTCTTCTCAAGCCTTGGCGATTCCAGTTATCGATGCTGTAGACAGTATCTACTCATTAGATTCAGAAGAAGCCACTTTAGATGTTCAAACAGAAGGCAACTCAACGTTCTTATACAAAACTGTTTCATACACTAAAGCTTCAGTAGCTGATGCGTTGAAATTAGCTTATCCAGGAACTAAATTAACTGTTGCTTCAACTGATGCTGCATTGCTTACTGCAATTAACAAATTGTCTGAAGAGCAAATCTTGATCTTCGAAGCTAACATCGTAGAACCAGTGTAATATGTATAACGAACAAAGCATAGCATCATTAATCACAAGAATTGGTTGGGAGAAACCTTTAGAAACTGATTTTGCAATCGAGTTAGATGAGGAGGTTCTAACCGCAGATTCAGAAAGAAAAGTAAATACATTCCACCAACTCGTAACGGTTGAAAATGTATATGCAGCAGTTCCAGAAATAGAAATGGGAGCCGAAGAATTCAACGGCTTCCTTTCTTCTATTCGTAAACAATCGGTTTTAGAAGTCTTGACAGCTATTTTCGATAAAAACGAACAATACATAGAAACAGTTGATTATTCTGAATTAATTCTTGCAAGACCAAAGCTATTTGATGATGCAATCGGATACTCTATAGCAATTAAAATGCTAGAATTGTTTGTTTCATCTGGCAGAATAAATCTTGCAGAGCGCAATGCAAAATTGAGTTTTCAAAACTTAAAGTTAGAACTCAATGGCATAAAAAATGACAATGGAGTTTTTGTTGCAAAAGGATTAGAGTATCATTTTAACAAATCAATAAAAGATGCTCAAAAAATACTGTTTCCAAAAAACGCAACCGTTCAAAACGGTAAACCCTGGTAATTATGAACTACAACGACTATCCATCAAAAGGAATCAATCACAAGATTAAAATAATTCAAAATGTATTAGAAAAACATTTAGGTTTTATCGAAGTTGATTTTTATGGAAAAGTCGAAAAAATTCCTTCTAAAGATGGAAAATCATTTATACCAGCCGTTTACATATCAAGTAAAGAGCTAAAAGACGTTTTTTATGATGATAGAAAAGCACCAGGAGGAAATATTTTCTTTATAGAAGAAGATGTAAATCCAACCAAAGAAGGACTGCTTTTTACTTCCAAAGTAAAAATAGTTTTTATGCTTAACATTGATAAATTGTTTTCAGGAACAGCTTATAAATCTAATTCAGAAGTTCATGATAACTGTGTGAAATTAATTCAAAAAACAAAAGCATTTGAGATTAAAGGTTTAGAAAAAGGATTGAAAAACGTATTCAAAGAATTCAATATCGAAAAAATGAATTTCAAAGATTCTCACCCCTATCACACCTTTTCTATCAATGGAGAAATAAAATATTCGTTTAATAACAACTAAAAAATAGAACCTATGAGCATAATCGTAGAATTCACCTCAATCGGTGAGAGCAATAAAAACACAGGTGCCAATGACCAATTCCGAGAAGGAGTAGTCATTAGACACGCACTCGCTACTGATGAGCAAGAATTTGCCACAGTAGAAGCTGCCAAAACATTAGCGACTTGGAAAACCGATATTAATTCAAAAGAAATCATACCATTGTATGAAATCGAAGAATTAGCTATTGGAGACACCGAAGATACTTTCTTCGAAGGAAATTCAAAATACAAAACTAAAAACGGTAAGAAAATCAGAACTTTCAATTGCATGATTGGTTTGAATTCTCATGCTGCATTAGCATCTTATAACAATAAGACCATGCGTATTTATGAATTTACCGATGCTCAAGAAATAAAAGGAGTTACTCCAGACGGTGTAAAAGTTAGAGGGCAATTGGTAACAATCGAAGTTGGAAAACGTGTCGATGCCATGCCTGACAAACCAGCTTACACTCCAGTAACTTTGGTTTATTCTGATTACAAAGATTTCGAGAAAAACGGTGTCATTGTAAAACCAACATGGAGCCACATTGAAGTAAACGGAATCTTTGATGCTAAAATCGTTGTTGTGAGTTCTTCTGCAACTTCGGTTAAATTCAAAGTATTGACAGGCGATGCTCTTGATCCAGTAACTTCATTTACTGACCCTGATATTACTTTCAAAACATCAAACGGTTCAGCTGTAACACATTCATTTGTAGCTCCAGATGCCGACGGTGTATATGAGTTTACAGGAACAGGATTTGTAACTGGAAACGTGATTGATTTAAATGGAGTTGTAGTTCAAACAGAAGCTACTTACGAAAGCGTGGGTGGAGTTTCAATTACTGTATAATCAATGTCACGTTCTAAATACAAAGGCATAACGTTTGAAGAAAATTATAGTAGGACGTTTGAGCAATTCAAAGCTGAATTTGAGAATACTTGGATTTTCAAAAGCATTCAACCAAAAGAACGATTGGCTGAGTTGAAAAAGGCGTTTAAAATCGCTACCAAAAAAGCAGATTCAGAAGAATAAAAACAATAACCTTATTGCATAAGAGGCTAAAACCACACGATGGTTTAGCCTCTTTTTTGTTTAAAATCATGGCAACATTCCAAAAACAATTAGAACGTTCCAAAACAGTAAGCTCTGAAATTATTTCAAGAGAACTTTTTGAATTCATCAAAACCGTTTCGGACTACATGGTTGAGTTGAACAAAAAACAAATCAATCAAGACGGCCAGGACATTTACGGAAAAGCAATTGGTTTTTATTCCAAAGCTACCGAATTAATAACCAACGGAGCAAAAGGAGAGGGAGAACCATTCACCGGAAAAGACACAGGCGATTGGTTAGATAAATTTTATGTAACGGTACTTGACGATATTTTCTTCTTTGGCTCTTCTGATCCTAAAACCGATGATATTTTAGACAGTCCGGATTGGCTTTCATCAAGTCTTTTTGGCTTGACAGACAAAAACCTTAAAGAGGTTATCGAAACTAAATTTCTACCATTCGTATTAAAAAACAACCGTCAAAAATTAGGATTATGATTTACAAAACGCTCCGAAAATTACCCATGGTAACCTTTACTGAAATCATTGAATCAGGCAATATCACATTGCTTTCTGACGAAGAAACAGACATCAATGAATTGGCGACCATTTGGGAACAATTATTCGAGGAATACCAGCAAAAGTACAACAAACAAAACAGCAACAAAGTATTCAATCTCGAAAGAGAAATCGAGTACCTGGATAAAAAATACCTTGAGATAAAGTTAATTATCGAAGCTTTAAAATTTGATACAAATCAAAAACTGATTGATATTCTTAGAGATTATGGATACACATTTCGAGAGGGATTTTACAATCAAGACTTGGAACGTGTCGAACGTGAAAGCAAAGGAATCATCAATAAAATAAACCAACTCAAACAAGGGCTTCCAAAAATTGATGAATCAAAATCGGAAAATACAGACAACTCAATCATCAATCTTATGGCCAGTTACTCCTCTGTTTTGGGATATGATTATGACTATTACACCGTATCAGTAGAGAAATTCAAATCCTTAGAAAACCAAGTGAAACAAAAAATAGCAGCCATCGAAAAAAATAACGCTAAAAACAAGAAATAATGGAACAATGGAAAGATGTAAAAGGATTTGAAGGAGTTTATCAAATTTCTGATTTAGGTAATGTAAAAAGTTTGAAAAGATATGTTTCAAATGGACACGGTTTGATAGAAGTCAAAGAGAAATTATTGACTAAAAAACTAACTAAAAACGGTTATTTATCAGTCACTTTTAGGCATTATGAACATTATAGTAATCCTTTAATTCATCGATTAGTCGCTATTGCTTTTGTTACAAACCCAGATAACAAGCCTCAAGTAAATCATAAAAACGGAATTAAAATTGACAATTCAAAACATAATCTGGAATGGAGTTCTTCTATGGAGAATTGTTGTCATAGAGAGTTATTAAACCTAAAAACATCAAGTTTTACAGGTGTTTATTGGGATAAAAAGGATAAAAAATGGAAATCTACTATAACATATAATGGTAAGCAAAAACATTTAGGAAGTTTTGACGATGAATCATCTGCCTACAATGCGAGAGTTCAATTTGAAGAAAAAAATTCCATAACTAATAAATATCTATAAAAATGGAAGGCACAATTACACGAAAAGACATCATCACCGACGAAGCGCTTAAATGGGGTGATGAATATGCAAAAACATTAAATGATGCAATTGCAAAAAATAGAGAGTTTGTCGATTCAATTATTTTATTGAATGCTGAGAACGTAAAATTGCGTAGAAGCGAAAACCAAACCGAATTCATTAAACAAAAAAATGAAGTAAAACTACTATCCGAAAAAACGATTACAATATTAAAAGAACAGCAAGTAGCCGAAACAAACTTGGAAAAAGTCAAGCAAGAAGCGTTAAAAACAGAGAAACTCGCTTTAGATGTTGCCAAGAAAAAACAAGATGCTACTAAAGTAACTATAAAACTATCTGCCGAAGAAAGATTGGCTATAGAACAAAAAAATAGAGCCGAAAAAGAACAGGCTATTTTAGCTAGTAAAATGACAACAGCTTATACAAAGCTCAATTTACAAAGAACCATTGCTAAAAGGAACTTGCTTGACTTATTAGCTGCCGAAAATCAAAATACCGAAGCGATTAAAAAAGCCGAAAAGGAGTTTGAAAGATTAGATTTTCGTGTTCGTGCTGCCGATCGTGCTGTGGGCGATTATTCAAAAAATGTCGGGAACTATACTTCTGCATTCAATGGATTAAAAAACACGTTCAGAGAGGTTATTTCGGTTTTTGGTTTAGTGACCGGAATACAACTATTTGGCACCATTTTAAAAGATGTGTTTAGTATAGTAAAGGATTTTGACCGCCAATTAATAGCAGTTGGAAAAACAACCAATATCACAGGTGATGATTTAAAACAATTCGGGCGTGAAGTTGTAGATCTTGCAGATAAACTAGACGGAATTACTGTTGACGGATTAATTCAATCATCCGAAGTTGCTGGACAATTAGGCGTTACAGGAACAGCTAATATTTTAAAGTTTTCAGAGGCTATTGAAAAATTAAAACTCACATCAAACATTATATCCGATGAACAAGTTGGTCAGTTTGCAAAATTTATAGAAGTTTCTTCAGATAGCTTTGAAAATGCAGACAAATTAGCATCTGTTATTACACAATTAGGTAATTCATTCGCAACCACCGAAGCTGAAGTATTATCTAATGCTACAGAAATTCAAAAAGGTATTGCGGTTTATGAAACATCCGCACAAGGAGTATTGGCTCTTGGAGCTGCAACATCTACATTAGGATCAGAAGCCGAAAGTTCAAGAAGTGCAGTTCAATCTACATTTGCAGTAATTAATAATGCTATTGCAACGGGTAAAAATCTAGAAAAAGTATTAAAACTTACCGGTCTTACACAAAAAGAACTTTCAAAACAATTCAATCAGGATGCAACTGGAGTATTTGTAAAATTTGTAAAAGGATTATCAGACGCAAAAGATAGCGGTGAGAATTTGGCATTAGTTTTAAATGATGTTGAAATCACTGAAAAAAGAGCCTTCACAGTTATTGGTTCCTTGGCTGCTAATTATGGAATCCTCGAAAGCTCCATCGCTCAAGCCAACAAAGAATATATTGATAATGCAGCATTGAATAAAGAAGTAGCCGCAGCTTCTGAAAGTATTGCTTCTATTGTTGCTGATTTGAGAGACAAATGGGAAGCTTATGTTTTACAAACTAATGATGCTAATTCAGGATCAGAAGCGCTTACAAAGACATTAAAATTCCTTAGGGATAATTTCAAGGAAATCATAAACTTTGTTTTAAAAGCTGGAAGTGTTTTATTGACTTATTTAGGCGTAATCAAGGCTGTGAACTTTGTAATGGCAACTTCAACTGCTTTACAAACAGCTTGGACTGCAGGACAAATAAGATTTGCCTTAGCTACTGGAGTTGGAACTCAATCTATACTTGCTCAAGCTGCGGCAGCTAGAACTGCTATGGTAGCACAAGAAGGATTGAATGTTGCAGTAAAATCTACTCCATGGGGTTTGATAATTGCATTTCTTTCCGCTACTACTGTAGCTTATGCCGCATTTAATGACGAAATGACCGAATCGGAAAAGAATATTAAAAAAATAGTAGATTCTAATAAAGAATTGCAAGAATCTGAAAATTACTATGCTGGATTAAGAGATAAAAACAGAAGTAATAATTTTAAAGAAATTGAAGATGAGATAAAATTAAGAAAAGCTAAAGGGGAAAACTCAGGAAAACTAGATAAAGAAGAAATTGCTAGAAAAAAAGAAATTATAGATGCTCAGATAAAAGTGTTTTCTGATTTAAAAAATACTGAATTAGAAAGAACAAAAACAGAAATAAGCAATTCAAGACAGCGTATTGCACAAATGGAAATTGAAAAAAATGCAGGTAGTACTATCGGAAAAAGAAAAGACGAACTTATTGATTTAATTAGCTCTGAAAAAATAAAATTAAATGAAAAAAAAGCAGCTTTTTCAGAAAACTATAAATTAACTTCTCAAGAACAGAAAAGATTAAATAAACTAAAATTAGATTTAGAAAAAGATTCAGATGTTAAAGATGCGGAATTTAAAATAGAAGAAGATAAGAAAGCGAAGGCAGCCAGAGAAAAGGCAGCTAAAGAAGCCTTAGATAGAGCAAAAAAGCTATCCGATTCCGAGTATGAATTAAAAAAACAAAGATTAGAAAGAAATATTTCAATAAACAACGAAATTGCAAATAACGAAGAATTAAGCGATGACAAAAGGATACAATCTCTTTATGATAGCCAACAAAAACAAGAAGATTTATTGTTGCTCACGAAAAATAATTTGCTTAAAAACACAGAATTAACAGCAAATGATCGATTAAGAATTGAGGAGGATTATGCAAATAAAGTAGAGGATTTAAATAAAAAAGTTGTTAAAGAAGTAGCCAAAATCAATGAGTTTGACGAAGCATCCTATCAAAAGGATTTAGAAGACAAAGTTTCAAAATTAAATGTGGCTATGAATGCCGAATTACAGGCAGAGAATGAAAGATTTGCAGCATTAGGAAACTTAGAAGCATTAGCACAGGCTGATAGGGAAAAAGCCATTGAGGACCACGAAACACGTATTTTCAATATCAAGAAGGAGTTTGCTATCAAAACACTCAAGCTTCAAATTGCTAATCTTGAAACAGAATTAGCTGCCAATGATGCACTTCCAGCCAATGAGCAAGTATCAGCCGACAAAAGACAAAAAATTGCTGAAACTTTAAGCAAGGCAAAATTAGATTTATCCGAAGTAGAGCTTACCAAAAACAAAGATACCTCTGAAAAAATAGTTTTAACAGAGATAGAAAAAACTGAAAAAATATTAGAAATATCAGGCGCTTTGACTGGTGCTTTATCTGATTTAGCCAATGCTTTTACAGAAAGGAAAATCCAAAATATTGACGATGAAATCGACAAAAACAATGAGTTCTATGATAAGCAAATTGAACTAGCTGGTAATGATGAACGCCAAAAGGATTTGTTGAACAAAGAGCGTGAAAAAAAGAATGAAGAACTAGAAAAGAAAAAGAGAAAAGCCCAAGAAAAACAAGCTAAGTACGATAAAGCAGCAGCAATTGCTCAAGCTACAATTAGTACAGCTTTAGCGGTTCTTAATGCACTAAATACTAAACCTTTTCTACCATTAGGACCCATAATGGCTACTTTAGCTGGAGTATTAGGAGCGGTTCAAATTGCAACAATTATCGCTACTCCTATTCCAAAATATAAAGACGGTCGTAAAGGTGGACCAGCGGAAACAGCGTGGGTTGGTGATGGTGGAGTACCTGAGGTAATCACAAACTCACAAGGTATGAATCCAAGATTAACACCAAAAATCCCAACGCTTACACATTTAGAACAGGGCGACATTGTGCATAAATCATTGGCAGATTACCAGTCTTATATGCGAGCTTCGATTTTATCAGGATTGAAAATGGATAACCATAGATTGAATGATTTTCAAGCGATGCAAAACGAGGAAAAATATGGAAAAGAAATGCTTGAGGAATTGAAACGAAATACTATGGCTATCGAAAGACAAAAAAACGGGTCGGTTATCAATATGCCTAGCATAGACATTAATCATCATTTATGGAAAATGAAAAACACTAATTGGAACTAATGAGCAATATAAACCCAACCTACAACGATCGAGTTGAATATGAACTTTACAATAAAAACCAAGGCAGTTTATCTGGAATAATGCCTATTGGTTGGCAAAGCGACGAAAAAGAATATGCACGTCACGAAACCTATCATGGTATTGTTTCTCGATTTTCTAATTCCTTAAAATTTACCGATGCCGGAAAAGATTTCATTCAATTAATAGACGAAATAGAAGGTATCAATGCCGATATTGAACTAAAAAGAAAAGAAAAACATCCCCAAACAGATGTTTTTATAGAATCCTATACAGGCAATCTCGATTTATCTACCAAAGAAAAAGAAGGGAATCAAATCAGCATCAAGTTCAACTCAGGAGGTATAGAGCAACTTTTAAAAGCCAGAGAATCGGAACAGGTAGAAATCGATAGAATTAAAACGATGGACGGAAAACCAATTCCGGAACTAGAACCTATTACAGTAGCATTAGACGGTCGGAGAATTTTTCTAAAATCAAAAATGAAAATATCTGAAACCAATAATTCCATATCGCTATACAACGAGAGTAATGCAGGAAATACTAGAGATCAATCAGCTGGAATTCCTTTTGAAATAGAAAATAAATCACACGATCAGTTACAAGGGGTTTTTGCATCAAGTACAGGAAATGAAAATGTTGGAACTACCGGAATGATGTTTTTTGCCAATTCAGAACGAAAAAGGAGTTTAAAAATTAAAACTAATTTTACCTTTAAATTTTATGCAAATCAAGAATATATCGATTGGTCTGAGTTTAAAATAAACATTACAAAATTTAAAAACGGAATTGAATACAACAACCCTGAAAGAATAAAATTATTTACTTTGGCTAATAAAGATGCTATTAGCACAGGAAATGGACTTGTTTTTTCTGTAAATTACGAAGGTGTAATAGAATTAGAAGCAGGCGAAAGTTTAGCCTTAGAAGCATTGCAAAAGGCAGATTTTTTATTCAACAATAATGCAAGGTTAAGTATAAATTTAAATGAAATTGATGGAACTTTATTCATTGAAGAAGACTCTTATTTTGAACCATCAACAACCAAAGCAATATTGCCTCACGAACTAATAGAAAGATTAATAAATATCAATACAAACAATGAAAAAGCATTATACTCAGAATTTTTAGGACGAAAAGATTTAGGATATTCAGAAGATGGACCAGGCGCTTTGTGTGCTGTTACTCATGGATTTTGGATTCGTCAGTTTGATAAATATCCAAAACCAAGTGAAGTGCCAAAAGTCGAAAACCTATTCAAACCATTAACAACTTCTTTCAAAGATGCTGTAGCCTCATTAGATGTAGTTTGGAATATAGGAATAGGAATTGAGAAAATAAACGGAAAAGAGCGTGTTAGATTAGAAGAACGTTCCTTTTTCTTTAACAACAACGTAACTATTCGTTTGCCTAATCAAGTAAAAAATGTAAAAAGATCATGCGCAGCAGAATACTATTATTCTAGCTTAGAATTTGGAAGCGAAAAAGGAGGCGATTATCAAGAAGCTTGTGGATTGGACGAATATAACACACAATCCAAATACACAACTGTAATTCATCGAGTAAAAGGGATTTATTCTAAAATAGCCCCATTTAGATTTGATAATTACGGACCAGAATTTGCAAGGAGAAAACCAAAATCACTAAACGACACCGAAGACACGAGTTATGATACCGATAACTTTCTTTTAGATTTAAAAAGGGGTGTCAATTCTATTTTTAAACAAAGAAAATGGGCCGATAATTTTGAAAAAGAACCCACAGGAGTATTCAGCCCAGAAACTGCTACCAATTTACGGTTTTCTCCCATCAATTGTTTGCTTCGTCATTCTTGGTGGTTTGCTGGTGGGTTCAAAAAATATCCAACTGACTATGTTCGTTATGCCAGTTCTAAAGCAAACAGTCAATTAAAAACAAAATTGAATGGCAAAAATGAGTATTCAGAAAACGGAGATATTATTAATCATGAATTAAACAAAGCAAGATTCTTCCCAGAATGGATAGAATTTGAACACGTTTGCGATTTTGAAATCATGCAGCAAGTAGAAGGTAAAACAACAATTCTAGGTAAAGAAGTAATTAATTTTTACGGACTAGTAGAATTCATCAATGAGGATAACGAAAAAGAAAAAGGATTCCTTTTTAATTTAAAACCGAATGGTCGCGGAACGTGGAAGATTTTGAAGGCAAATCGTTAGGAAAAACCGTTTAAAATCAGTATATTTATGTA